TAAGTTCCACTGTAAGTCTTTCTAAATCTGCTGCACCTTCTGCTTTTAACGATGGTCCGTTTAGGGCTGTACCGCCCTGTGGCCCTGCAATACTTGCAAATTTTTCTCTTGCTTGTCCTAACATAATTTTACAGTTAGCTAGTGTATAATCTTTAATCCATTGCCCTGCATATACATCTTGTAAAATTGTATAATCAGGCTTTTCATTATATGCCCAAAGAAGTACTTGTTCTTCTCCTCTTGGACGTTGCATAATAATTAACTTTTTACTTTGAGGATTCCAAGTAAAATTAATAAATGATCCAAACATCTTTCCAACAAGTTCTTGGTACTGTGCAAATAATTCATAAGTTGCAAGTCCACCCATGTTAGTTGAGCTCAACAAATATGTATTAGTGTATGCTAAGTTGAAAGGTTCAAACACTGTACCGCCTGTACCGTTACCTGTTCTGCTACCAACACTTCTTCTATATATTTGCCTCACTTGCTGTATTTCATGTGGCAAAGTATATTCGTTCTTATCTTTTTCTAGCGTAAGTGTTATGTAACTTTCTTCAACGGCATTGTCGCTTCGCTGTCGAAAAACACCCAAAGCACGTTTTAGTCCTGTATCATAGTGAATAGGATCTAGCTCGACGTCGATCATTCCATCGCCTAGCATTGCTTTACAATAGTCGAATACTTCTTGTTTTGCTGTTTCTATTTGGCTCATATAAGTATTTATGCCTTTCGTAACTTTAGGTAAATACTTATACTATGCCAAGACTGAGTTTATATAGACCCGAAAAAGGGAACGATTACAAATTTCAAGATAAAACCGTTTGGGAAATGTTCCAAGTGGGCGGTACCGATGTCTTAGTACACAAGTACATAGGCCCAGGAAACGCACAAGAAAATACACCATCAACACCAACATATAGCGCAGATGATCCTACAAATATTCAGGATATGCTGTTCTTAGAAAATAGAGATCGCAAGTATGATCCAGATATTTATAGATTACGTGGTGTATACAATGTACAAGACATTGATTTTAATCTAAGTCAGTTTGGCTTATTTCTACAAAATGATACAGTGTTTATTACATTTCATATTAATGATACTGTCGAAAAACTAGGTAGAAAAATTATGTCAGGCGATGTTATTGAATTGCCTCACTTAGATGACGAACATGCTCTTAATGATTTAAATTATGCACTAAAACGTTTTTATGTAATTGAAGATGTTAATCGTGCAGCAGAAGGATTTTCAAATACATGGTATCCACACTTGTATAGAGCAAAGTGTAAACCATTAGTAGATTCACAAGAATTCAAACAAATTTTAGATGGCATTGCAGACAAAGAAGCACTAAAAGGTACTTGGAATGCTGATTCAACTTACTTCCCAGGCGATATAGTTATTGCTCCTAACGGTGAGAAGTATCAAGTTATATCAGAAATTAGTGGTGTTGAACCACCTAATGCAACCTACTATAAACTTGCAGATACACTCAAAGATATTATGAGTACGTATGAAAAAGAAATGCAAGTTACACAAGCAGTACTTGATCAAGCTGAAGCGGATTCACCACAGTCAGGTTATGACACTAGTAGATTCTATACTATGCAAACTGACAATAAAGGTAACACAGAACTTGTTACAGCTGATAGTGACGACTTACTAATTCCTAGTACAGACAAAGATGGTAATACATTACTTGATGACAACGGTAACGAAGTTTATATGTCTATTACCGCTGACACTGCATACCAAACACCAGAAGGTAATGCATATAAAGGTTATCTAATTGGTGACGGGTTACCAGAAAATGGTGCACCGTTTACACAAGGTATAGCATTTCCTCTCAATCCTATCGAAGGACAGTTTCACTTACGTACTGATTACAAACCTACACGCTTGTTTAGATTTGACGGAATACGTTGGAGAAAAACTGAAGATGATGTAAGAATGACAAGAAGTAACTTAGGTCCAAGTCAAGTAGGTGCAGGTAAAGACTTTGCTGGACACGATCCTGCAATAAGTAAAGGTAAGGATTCATTTATTAACAATACAACAGTTAATAATATAGGTGGCAAACAAGTTTCAGAAAAACAGAGTTTGAGTAAAGCTCTTAGACCCAAGGCAGACGATTAATGGATTTCTTTTACGACGGACAAATAAGAAGATATGTAACTCAGTTTATGAGAGCTTTCATAGGCTTTAAATATGAAGCAGGTGATAAAACTCAGCAAACAATTCCTGTTATGTATGGCGATCTTACAAGACAGGTTGCTTCAATTATCAGAGAAAATTCTGAGAACAAGTTACCTACTGTTCCTCGTATGTCTTGTTACATTTCAGGATTGCAAATTGACAGAGATCGTTTAACTGATCCTTCGTTTGTTAGTAAAATGAGTGTAAGAGAAAGAGACTTTACATTTGACGCAGTCACAGGTGAGCCTAACTACACAGGCGCACAAGGTAACGCATACACTGTTGAAAGACTTATGCCTACTCCTTTTATCTTAACAATGAAAGCAGATATTTGGACTTCTAATACAGATCAAAAATTACAAATACTAGAACAAATATTAGTGTTGTTTAATCCATCTATGGCTATTCAAACAACAGACAACTACATTGATTGGACTAGTTTAAGTGTAATTAATTTAGAATCAACTCAGTTTACATCACGTGCAGTGCCTACAGGAGTTGACGACGATATTGATGTATGCACACTAGAATTTACAATGCCAATATACATTTCTCCGCCAACTAAAGTTAAAAAACTTGGTGTTGTTAGAAGTGTTATTGCAAACATATTTACTGAGTCGGGTGATGTAACAAATCTAAATGACTTAATTTATGATTCTACAACAGCACAATCTACTCAATATATAAATGCACGTTATGGTGTGTTACTATTCAAGTCAAACAACAATCAACCATACGATTATGACTTAACCATTGTAGATGATGACGAAGCAGTAAATGCATTAGGACTTGACGTTAAAGAACAAAAAAGTAAAACTACAGAAATTGATTGGAATGGTGTATTAGATAGATTAGGCGGATTTAAAGCCGGAGCAAGAATATACTTTAAACAGCCTACAGGATTTGAAATGGTTGGATCGTATGCTGTTAATCCTTCTAATCCTAAAGTATTATTAATAACATTTGATCAAGATACTATTCCAAGTAACACTACTATTGCTTCAACTGTGAATGGCATTGCTGCCCGTGCTACTGTTGACGCTATCATTGATCCTTATAAATTTAATCCTATTGAGAAATGGGGAAGTTACGCAGCAATACCACTAGGCACAAGATACCTAGTACTTGATAATATTAACGATAGTGATAATGTTGGACAAAGTTACAGAGAAACTCCATACAACGAAGCCTATGATGGTCCAGATGCATGGAAAGGATCAACTGGGGAAGATCCTATTATTGTTGCAAGAAGATTTTTCTAAAGGTAAAATTGTTCCTATTGAATTGTATCTGAGTCAAGATAAAGGTTTTGAATACGGAACTTATATTTGTTTAGTAAAGAAAGAATTTTTAACTACAAAAGCAAATACAATAAGTTGGTGTGATTTAAATTACTTACCCAAGAACTTACATACTGGGCTTAGGAACACATTAAATAATAATCTAATAAGAACAAAAATAGAAACTATTTTGGAGTTACACAAAGATGTTAGTACTATCTGAAGAACCTAGATTTCAAAAAGACGTTAAAGATTTTCACGAAAGAATCAAAAACGTGTCTGACGAAGTAGAAAGAGCGCAATGCAACGGTCTACTTGAAAAACTTATTAATGTAGTAAAAAAATTAGATGAAGCTCATGCTAATCTTGCATTTGATGCAAAAGCTATGACACAGGCAACAGAACAACGTCAGGACATTATTGTTGTTAGAAAAATGCTTGATAAAAGATTAAAAGATAATAAGTGTTAGATTGTAGCGAAGCTCTTAATAGTAATTGAACCTACCATAGCACCGTGATTAGTACATTGATATCTGTAACCACCTGATAGTCCTGCAGGAATTTTCCAATACAATACTCCACCAGTTTTCGAATTCGCACTAGAACCTGTAGTTACTGTTCCAGTATCTGATACGTGTACTAAACCCGTATCATATGCTGAACTTGTAGCATCTTGAATTTGGAATGGATGACTTGCTGAAACACCCTGTAAGTTAAATGCAATCGTTGTTCCGCTAATTGCATAAATTGTAGGATTATTACCAGTGTACTGGTCAAATGTGTAAGCAGAAGTACCTACAGCAGCAACAACTAATTGTGTAATTGCTGGCAAGTAAATATCTGAAACTTTTAATCCTGCTGATGTTACATCACCTAGGTCGTCAAAGTCTGTTGCTCCGCCACCTGATGCTGTAATAGTAACACTATCGCCACTTGCGTCTGTTGTAAGTGTAATGTTTGTACCGGCTGTAAGTGTTAGTGTGTCAGTTGGATTGTCTGCTACAACATCACTTTGTCCTGCTACCATAATAGTAGAGAACGCATTTTGGTTTACATCTCCGCCACCGCCTGATGCTGAAGGTGCCCAGTTACTGCCGTTCCAAGAAAGTACTTGTCCGCTTGTTGGTGCAGCAGTTGTTGTGTCAACATCACTTAGTGCATCAATAGACAACGAACCAATTCCTGTAATATATCCTGCACCGTTAATTAACTGATTGTTATTTGATGGAATACTTGGTGTACCTGTAAGTGAGCCATATGCTCCATCGAAAGCATCTGTAATTCCGTAACCTGCAATTGTAGTTGGTTTACTTGTTATGTCAGTAAATGCTACACTTGTTAAGAAACTTGAAAGATTAGGTGGCGTGTATGTAAAAACACCTGTTGCATTGTCATATGCAAGTCCGCCGTTACCTGATGCTGTTGCATTAGCACCAATGCTTAGAGCTGTAAGTGCTAACAAACTAGGCTTGTTACTTAGGTTGTTATAATTTAAATAGTATGAACTGTCAAAACCATCTAGTGTATCTGCATCAGTACCTGCACCACCTGTTGTACTATCAACACCTGGTACCCATGATGTACCGTTCCATTTTAGAACTTGTCCTGTTGTTGGTACTGTTGTTGTAGTGTCTACGTCTGACAAAAAGTCTATTGAAAAAGGAATCATATCAAACGTTACTTTATCTAACGCTGCATCGCCGACTGATTGAATATTTGTTCCACCTGTAAGTGTTAATGTATCTGTTGAAGCATCTGCTACAACATCTGCACCGGTATCAGTTGTGATAGTTGAAAATATATTTCCGCCTCCACCGCCGCTTGATGTTAGTGTAATTGTATCTGTACTAGCATTTGTAGTAATAGTCATTCCTGACCCAGCAGCTAAAGTTAATGTATCTAATGCACTGTCTGCTGAAACACTGTCTTGTCCCGATACTGCAATAGTAGCAAATGATAGGCTTGAACCACCGCCTCCACCGACTCCACCAGAGATAACGATATCCCAAGTTGTACCGTTCCATTGCCATGTAAAGCCACCGCTTGTATATTGGTCTCCTACTAAAGGACTGTTTGGAAATGATAATGCCATAATATTTGTTCCTCTACTGTATTTATGCGATACCTAAGTTTGTAATGGTAACGCTTCCTTCGAATTTGTGTGCTTCGTCTGTTTTATATTTGTTATACAAAATTTTACCTGCAGAGCCCATAATGCTAGTAGTATATGCATTATAATCAGTATCTGAGCCAGTTGTAAACATTACAGCAGGGGAATTATCTTCTAGTTTTTGTTTTAATTGTGCTGGTGTTAATGCAGGGTCTGCTTGTAAATGTAAAGCACCCACACCGCACACTTGCGGAGTTGCCATACTTGTACCACTAATAGATTGCTGCCCAAAACTTCCATCGAGCTTATAAGGTGTTGGGCCACCTATTTCTGATATCTGTGAACATGCACTAATAATATTTGTACCAGGTGCCCATATTGTTACCGCTGGGCCTTTCATACTGTCTGGCTTTGTTACATCTTGATCGTTAAGAATTCTACTGTCAATGTTTCCTACGTTAAATGCAGTTGTCGCATATGGCGAAGGAGGTCTGTGATAGTTGTATGTTCCATATCCAGTAAATGTAACAGTATTGTTATAGTCTGCTCCTCCTGCAACATCAACTTTATAAAAGTCATTTCCAGCAGCAATACAAACATGTACTCCAGCAGCAACAAGGTCTGCTGTTTCAGCATCAACATATGCTACTTGGACAGGTATCTTCCATCTTGAACCTACATAAGGTACAACACCTGTGTTTGCCCATACCTGACTAATATTACTGTATTCAACACCGTATGTCCATGCTGTGCCTCTATAGTTTCCACTAGCAGGAACCTGTGCGTTTGGAATGTTAGTGCCATATCCCCAACTCATATTAACAATGGTCGGACGTTTAACTCCTGTAACAGGGTCAACAGGTTTAAGGTTGTGCCATTGCCTAATACAATCAAAAGAGTTGGTTATTGAAATGCCGTTGTCAGGATCTGTTGATCCTTCTAAGCCACCTAATTTCATTGAATA